ATACAGAATACTTAGAAGACTTCGCAGTCTTCGTGATCCCGTTGACGAATAACTACGGTGAACCAATTAACTTTAACGAGCCGTTTTCGCTGTTGACACAGATCGAATGGATCGGGGCAACAGGGGATCACGGGGACAGCAACGAACCTGAATTGTGTTTTGGTTTGGGCATATGCGAAAACGCTACAGACATCGACAACGCATCAACGAACAAATGGATCGGCCACGGTTTGAGCCACGGAAACCCGAACAACGGGGGACAGCACAGCATGTTGCAGGGTAAGAGCTACGGCGGCACCAGCAGTGCGCGCAGTTACACGTCAAACATGGGCGCAAACACAGGCTTATGCCACGCGAGATACTTTGTAGGACCAGCAGTAGGGACCGATGGTGATTCTGAAGCAGTTGGTGTAGTAGGAACCGCCGGTGCCTACTCCGATAACTCTTATGCTAAAGATACAAGCGTTGCATACGACGCGTACGATATCGCACAAGACAACTCAGTCTTTGAGTCAGATGGTCAGGTCTACCTGTTCGCATGGATTGGTGGTTACGGCAATACTTGGGACTTTAGCGGCGGCGGCACAGCACCTGTGTTGACTTGTCGATTACGGTATATGGTACAACATGACCCAACTGGATGGGGAGGAAGCGGATCGTGACAGAAGACGACTTGAATAACGGTAAAAGCATCGCTAGTGTTTTTGAAACAGATAAGGCGACTCGGGTGGACGGCGTTGTTACCCAGTGGGATGTAGTCAATGTACGTGCAGATATCGTGAGTACGCAGTGGGATGCTGCGCTTGCATCTGCCGATGATGCGCTAGTGCTGGTTCAGTGGATTGAATCAAAGAGAAGCACATGAAGCCATTTTTGCTAGATCATGTTGAGAGCCTAGGCCACGCTGTTTTTACAAACGGCATGTACAACCTCAACATTATAGGTATCCGAAAAAAGGACGGCGAAGTTAACAAATTCGATGATCGCATTTGTGTTGTTTACAAGGACGAAGACGGCTGGGTAACTAAAACTTGGGAAGCGACTTGCGACCCCGGACGTTACTGGTTAAACAAGCCAATGAATGTTGGCGGCACAGCCATACTTGTGCCGGGTCAATACAGAGGTGTTTACAAAATAGACAAGCACGCGGGTAAGTACTATGCGCTTTGCCAAAGGAACGGTAAGGTTGAATGTTATCGAGACAGTAACAAAGATAGCATTATTGACTCTGATGTACAGTCTATTACTGAAGGCCATTACGGAATCAATATACACAAAGCAGGCTCGTCGTCAACACAAGTAGATAAGTGGTCTGCTGGATGCCAAGTATTTGCAAATGAAAGTGACTTCAACGACTTCATGGACATCTGCAAAAAGCAAGTTTCCACAAGAGGGTGGAAAACTTTTACATATACACTAATAGAGGTATGAAATGGGACTAACAAAAACAGAAATTAAAGATCTTGCTGGAGACTTGTTTGCTCTTGCGGATGACATCATTAAACTTAAGAAGCGTAAGAAGCCTATGACCAAGTCAGAGCTTAAAGCTTTTCGTAACCGCGCACTTAAGATTGGTGTCCAACTAACTATCGACATCATAGACTAATGCCAGACGAAACTCCACAGGAAACAACAGTGACAACGCCAAAACTAATGAATGGTACTATATCTATACCTGCTAGTGCGATCTTCATGCTTGTTGCTGCCGGTGGCGGCGGCGTTGCTGCCGGTGGAGCTAGTATGTTTGGCGGTGGTATAACAGCAGAACAGGTAGCGAGCATCGTTGACGACAGGTTTGAAACAAAGGATGAAGTCCTTGACATTAAACTTGAAACGATCAATGATAAGCTTGCTAGAATTGAGGCGAAGCTTGACCAAATTCAAACTACTGGAACGCCTTAACAATCTCGGCGTTAACGACAGCATGATATCTAATAGCATCGCAGATGTTATCAGGGGTGAGACTGTACGAATCGTAGAGACACTGAACAAAGACGGTGACCTCTCGGTATCTAAGGTCGAGAGGTTAAGAAAGCCAGAAGACCTTATGCGAGGTCTTATCGCATACGATATACTTAGCGGAGGGGAGCTTGGCCTCGCATCAGAGAGGCTACTCCCAGCTAAACGGACTGACCCACAGGAGCTACTTAAGAAGCCTCGCAAACTTCCAGAGGCCATAGATACGCGAATTATATCTGACAGCAAGCCACTACCAAAAAAGAATGATTGACTCAAAGCCAAATCTCTGTCTAGACACAGACATGTATATCGAAAAGAAGGCCAAGCTTCTTGGCTTTCCAGACGATGAAGAGATCAAAGGATGGATAGAGACATTTGTTGAGCTGTCGGAGTTATCAGATCAGGACATTGACTTTAGAAAATTAGACCAACAAGCATTAGAACTTTTTGTAAGGACAGTAGGAGTTTCCCCATTAGAGGCTAGCTTAATAGACAAGGAGGACTATCTTGTCATTCCAGACCAACAAGAAGAACGAGCCAATGATGACGGTGCTGCTGATACTGATAGCATCAATGCTTCTACTGCTGTTGTCAAACGCGCCACAGTAGAGGATATATTCCAAGACTTTGATTTGTTTTGCAGAGAAGCTATCAAGATTAAATACAGACCCGGAATGGCAGAACACTGCGAGCATGGTGGGTACGGTCCGTTCCTCCTAACGTCTGCACAAAAGAAAATATCTGCAATAGCTATCGACCTATTCTTCAACAAGCATGTGCCGGTTAGAATACAGATACTCAAGTCACGACAGCTTGGCGTAACAACAATGTTCCTTGTATTCTGGATTTGGATTTGTTACCAGATAGAAGGCTACACTGCAATGTTTATGATTGACAAAGGCGCTCACCTTGAAGAGAAGCGACAGATGTTGATCTCATGGATCGAATTTGCAGCAGATAAGTTTCCCGGTCTACCTACAATCAAGCGTCGTTCGTCTAAAGTGCTTGAGCTAACCAACGGCAGTCGCATACTTCTGGAGTCTGCGGAGTCCCCTAACCCCGGTACGTCCGAGATGCTTCAGGGGCTGCACCAATCCGAGCGCCCCAAGTGGCCCACAGGCCGTTCTCAGCAGGTGAAGGCATCTATCCTGCCTGCCATCCCCACGGGACGCCACACGATAGTTGTGGACGAATCTACGGCAGAGGGGTTTGACGACTTCAAGTCTGACTGGGTTCGTATTCACGAAGGACAAGATGATTTCTCCGATGTTAGAGTGGTCCCTATATTCTTACCTTGGTACATATCAGAAGAATACAGAAAGACACCACCAAAAAGAGCGTTCCACAAAGGCAAGTTCAAGTTTCTTAATGATGACCTTGAGGTGTGTGAAACAGATGGTGAAGGCAACATATCACTAACAGAGGAAGAGTTTGCTAAAAGATTTAACCTAGCGTACGACCAAGTATGGTGGCGCAGGATGAAGATCAAGGCACCCGCACCAACAGGTTTTGGTGGAGACAAGCTAACTTTCGACCAAGAGTATCCGACAACACCAGACCATGCTTGGTCAAGTCTAGGTGTAGGTTACTTTCCGCATAGTATTATCAGCAGAATCGAATGTAAGGAGCCATGCTTTATCGGAAGAATAGAGCATGTAGGTCAACCAATAACGACGTTGCAACTAACATCTGCCCTCAAGATTGAATCAAAGATAACACCGGATCCGTACGGCTCACTTAGAATCTGGTCTATGCCAGAAGAGGGAATGAATTACTTTATTGGAGCAGATGTTTCAGAAGGTAAGATGATAACAAACGGATCTAAGAGTGAGACAGACTTCTCTGTCATCTGGGTTCTCGACGAGTTTGGTCGTGATGTCGCAATGTTCAGAGAAAGAATACCTCCAGAAGAATTTGCGTACTACCTAATACTGCTTGGGAGATTCTATAATAATGCACGTATCAACTGCGAGCGCAATAAAGATGGCGCGACTGTGTGGGCGTTTTTTGAACCTACAGGCTATCCGAATGTTTACTATCGTGACGACTCTCGGGGTCGTATATCTGATTTTGCTTGGTCTATTGTTGGTCCCGGCGCTCGTATCCCGTTTCTAAATATGCTCCGTGCAGCGGTGCGCGATGATCCTACTAGAGTACATTCTAAGCATCTTTTTGATGAGATGAAAAGCCTAGTTAGAAAGCAGAACGGAAAGGTTGAGCCTAGCTCTGGGCGTCATGACGATTGTATTTTTGCAAGAGGACACGCAGAAGTTTGCAGGGTAGGGTTGACAGGACGTATGATAGAAAGTATCCCTGATCCTGAACCCCCACCACCACCAGCAGACTCTATGGAATCTATCTTTGAACATAACGGCATAGAGGTCTTTTAATGGCATTCGATTTTGAAAAGTGGGACCAACGTGTACGTCGTGACCTTCAGTGGCGAATCTCAAACATAGACAAGGTTTGGGATAGGAACGAGCGTTACGTTCGCAATGACTCAACTGACCGTTACGGCAACAAGGCAACTTTCAAGGGCAATCTTGTTCGTGAATTTGAAAAAGTTATATACCATAGAGTTGTAAACAAGGACCCCGTAGTAAAGGTTCGCGCAGCAGACACAGCATTTGCAGATAACGCAAAAGACCTAGAGATTGTTTCCAATGATATATCTAGGATAGTTAGGTTAAAAGATGCGCTTCGTCAGGCTACTATGTTTTCTACATACTCTATGGGTTGGCTTGAAGTCGGCCACCCATACGCCGCATTCGGTCTTAATCCAAGTCAGTACGCAGGTATAAACAGAAACATAACAGACCCATCAACACTTGAGTCTAAGTGGGAAGAGGTGGACCCAGAGATGGCTTCAGCTCAGGGTATCGACTTGGAGAAGGTTGACAGACTTTCTCCACTAGACTTTGACCCAGACGAATTTATTACTGGTGTAGACAAGGAGCCTGCTCCTGTGTTTAACGACACCGGCATTGGTTTTCCATACCTTACGTATGTAAACGGAAAGCATGTAATCACACCTATGGAGATAGAAAACTATCTTGATGCTGACTACGTTGCACGTCTTAGAATTGTAACAACAGACGAGTTGACTCAGCTAACAGGCAAGAAGCCAAAGACACAAGGCGTCCCAAAACAGTATGAGTCTTTGTTTCCGGGTATCGACTTTTACTACCTAGAAAACAACTGTCACCTTATTTGCGAATGTTGGGTTAAGCGTGACAGGCTAGACTCACGATACAACAACTGGTATTCAGCATGGCTACTCGGAGAACCAGACGACGTAGTTCGGGACATGCCCAATCCTTGGGGTGGCATGACTCCATACACTCCTGTTAAACTTACAAAGATGGGTAAGTTTTTGGAGAGGACGGTTGTTGATGATATTGTTCCTGTTTCTGACATGTACTCGATCGCGCTTCAGTCAATCGACCAAGATGTTATGGATTCTCTTAACCCAAAGATACTTGCTGACCAGACAGCAAATCTTAAAGATGACGATGCTAAGAAGCTTCTCAATCCGGCGTACCGTGGAATAGTAAAGGTTAACCGTGCAGAGGGAATAAAGGTCGAGCGCGGACCCGGCATCGACATGAACAAGATTAGCTACATTAGATTTTTGCGAGAGATCGCACAGCAGTCAACTGCTACATCGGAGCTAGACAAAGGTCAGCCAATCAAGAAGATTAGCGCACGCCAGACTTCTGCACTAATGGAAGCAACAGACCAAATCATTAGCGGGATGAGGGAGCTTGTTGCAGAGTCTGCACAAGAAGCAATAACTAAGCTGATGTTTATTCTAGGTACTTTCCACGGAAAGAAACAACAGTACAAGTACGGTCACCGTGTTGTAACATTTGACCAAGGTACGCACGATTTTACAACATCACTAATATATCAGATAGATGTTAGGGATATGGGTCCAGACCCCGGAACAGAAGAGAAGATGTTGTACACTCAGTTTATACGAACAGTGTCAATGAACCCAGAGCTTACTCAACAGTACGATTGGAACAAGGTAGCTACAGAAGTTGCAAGAATTTTTGGCTGGGCGCCAGATACCGTTAAGCAGATGGATCAACAACCTATGCCATCTGAAGAAGAGTTGGCAGCTTTAGGTTCACCCCAGCCTCAAGCTGGGTTACAATCTCAACTGAACCCCAATCCCGGCAGAGGACCAACAGACCAATCGCAATCCGCAGAGGCACCCAGCTTATCTAACGCGCTTGCTGGAATGGCTAGGAGCGGATAATGTTTTACGAATACCAATGCACGGATAGAAAATGCAGACACATAACAGAACTAATGAGGTCAGTAAGTGCTAGGCTTGATCCGGCTTTTTGCGAAAGGTGCAATTCTGAAGCCTTTAAAATTATTTCGATACCTCAAAGGTCTTACGGCCTTAAGTTTGAAGTCGACAACTACCCGATGGTTAATCCGTTCCTTAGCAAACGTGGCGAACCTCCTGTCGTTTTTGAAAACAAGAACGAAAGGAAAGCCTACTACAAAAAACACGGACTAGTTGACGCGGTGACCCCAGAATCAGACAAACGAACAATGTATACAAGCGATGGCGACGTAGAGAATTATAAAGACTTTGATAAATACAGTGATGTAGAACAACAATCGCGCTATGTACGCGCACAAGACAATTGGGAGAAAAATCCAAATGAGTGAACAGACCACAAATACCACCCCTGCTCCAACCCCACAGGCTGCTACCCCTGATCAGGCTAGCTCTACGCCTGCCTCACCAGAGGCTTCGTCCTCTCCCCCTTCAGGAGCCTCTGGTGAGGCTCAGGCTAGCTTTGACATGGCATCTTGGAAGGCAGCAGGCTCCAACCGTACAGAGCTGCCAGAGGGCATGAGGGGCCTGTACGATCATCTCAGTGATGACTTTGCAAAGCGTGACTCATTCAACGCAGTTAAAGAACTTCGCAGCATGATCGATCAGGCAGACCGCAATGCTCAGCAGCGAACAGGCGTATACGATAAGCAGCAAGGTCAGGCTCAAGACCAAGAGCAGGCGGGAGTAGAACAACAGGTTCAAGCCCGACTTGCACATATGAAGAACCAAGAAGCTGTCACTAAGTTTCGCGGCGACTTTGAATCAATGCTTAAAAACCCAATCAACATTGGTGAAGGACATTCCTTTGCGTTTGCTGATAAAAATGAACTAGGAAAGTTTGTAGAGTTTTCAAGAAACATTCTGAATAATGGGTCCATTAGCCCACAGGATCTTTATAAACTCTACAACTTTGAACGAATCCTTGCTGACACTGGCGAGTGGAAAGCACGGCAGCACGAAGAAGCTCTACGAAAGACTGCGAAAGGCCCTCGCGGTAATGAAGCAGAGCAGACTCAAGCTACAGCCTCTGACGCGAATAAGAGTAATGCAGGCGAGCGGGACTCTAATCTGACTGTAGAGGAAATCATGCAACAAAAATTCCCTGAGATTTATGGAAACATGAAGTCAGGAAACGTCCGATACGGATAAACAACTCTACTAAGGAAGTAAAAAATGGGCGCACGCTCTGAATACACCGAAACTAGGGCGCTAATTCAGGCCATTGAAGATCGCGCTAAGGCGATCATTCCCCAACAACTTGTTCAGAACTGGTTTTATTACCGTCTGACTCGTGGGGCGCGGGCTGTAAAGTGCTACGATAACGTCGAAATCCCGTTGATGCCAGCGGTTCCCACTCTTGGTAAGTGGATTGGGCGTGGTTCTACACTGCCAGATACCTCAAGTGACCAACTCGCATTGGCCACCTTCAGCAACCGGTATCTTGCAACTCCGACCACGTTGAATCTAGTTGACCTTTGGGAACATGAAAACAACCCAACTATGATTTTCCAAGATGCAGACTTTGAGGCGCTTAAGGCGGCTTGGGGTATGCGACGTATGCTGTCTAACGCTGTACTTAACGGTACTGGTGGACTTCAGCCTGACGGACTTGTTGGTGAAATCCTAGAAAAGAAGGCACCAGCAGATCAAGTTAAGATTGTAGGTAAAGTTGACAAGGGTTCTAAGGCTTGGTTCCGAAACCAGTACGTTGAACTGACGCAAAACTTTGGTCATATCGCGTCTGGAACTACAATTCCAGCCGGTATCCTCGCGGCACAGAGTCTTATAGACTCATGTACTGTCGGGCAAAGTGTACCAACAGACATGGTTACGACCAAGGCTGTATACATGATGTTCCGACGCGCTATGATCGAAATGTCTTCAGCATACCACCTTGCAACTGAAGAGTCTGACATGAACTACGGCTTCAAGAGCATTACGTTTGACGGCGTGAAGCTTGCTTGGGACCCACAAATGCCAGCCGACACAATCGTATGTACCCACATGGGCAACACGAAGTTGGATAACCGCAAGATGGGTGAGAACACTGCCAAGTTTGACGGTGATCTTGAAGATGCAAGCGTTAAGAATGTCCTTGAGTTGGATGGCGGTCTGTTCATGACCTACAACCCCAACGTACGTATGCGTACTCTTGAAGCACGTACCCCGTACCGCGAACTCAACCAGACTTCTTGGCTTGTTCACTCCTTCAACATCGGCGTAGGTCGTATGTCTGATCACGGTATTGCCGGATCTGACAACGGTTCTCGCTGGTCTACCTGGAGTTAATCATGCCGGGACACATGATGTTAGCTAGACGGATTAAGGATGCCGTCATTCCCGCTACAACGGGAACGATGTCAGTCTTTCCAACAGGTGCAACCAACGGAATTCAATTGACTTCCGATGGTTCTTCTGCCGGTACAGCCGGAAGCTATGTCGAAGTTGTTGCTGCCGATACCGTCACTAGTGAGATTCGTTTCACTAGTGTTATGGTTGACAGCTTCAGCGCCGCGACTAGGCTTCACATTACGGTTGCTACTGGTGCTTCTTCTTCGGAAGTCGAAATTGGCACATTCATTGTAGGTGTAGGGGCAACTGCTACCGCACCAACAATACCCGTGTCAATGGCAAACATTCCCGCTAATACGCGAGTCGCTATGAAGGTTTCTGCTCAAAGCGGAACCGGAGTAACTTGTCGCGTTAACATTAACTACGTAACAGTCTAGGAGATTATCATGCCTGTTTATTCTGGAACCGTTGGCTCATCTGGCGGTAACTACGATGGTACATTCGACGGTCATGGACCTGAAGCGTGGACCGACATCAACCCTAACTCGTTCTTTAAGGACCCAAATGTTCTAATCCCCGCTGCCGATGTAACTCGGTTTAAGGAAGATCAGGACGAGTGGGACCTTTACAAGCGACCACGGGATGTCATCTACACCGAGGTTCACAACAGCATTACTTACAAGTACAAGCTTAGCTTGGTATTTCTTGTAATGCCTGCTGCTGCCTCTACTGTTGTTCTTAGCTCTGCTGTCGGTACATATGAAACCGTTGGTAAGATTCTAGGTAACGATGGTGTATTGACTGCTGCTACCGATACTGCCAAATCTGCCGCTGGTGTTTCCCTAGGGAAGTACTTTAGTGTAGGCGTGGATACATTCGGTGAAGCTGCTGTCGGACCTTACGCGAAGACAAGTCTTGCATCCGATGCATTTACAGTCGGAAACCTTACTGCCGGTGACGGTATCTGGGTTATCCGATCTGGACGATGCTGTGTAGACCCTGCTGTTACAGTGGCCGCTGGAGATCAGCTATCATTCGCAGCAGCCGGAGAAGTCACAAACGTCTTCCCGATTACTGCTGATGGTGCTGACACCGCCCACACAACAGAAGCAGAGAAGAAGGTCTTGGCTAACGAGCTTCACCAACTGTACCTCGGTACTGCTCTGTCATCTGGTGGAACGTCGCTGCTCGCTCTTGCAGACGTACGTATGCCGGAACGATACGGTGACGATATCGAAGGCTCTGGTGTCGTAGACGCTTCACCTGCCGCATAAACAATTACTGGGGGTCAGAGATGGCCCCCGGTTTACCAAGGATTGACCAATGGCATTCACAAAAACAACACAACTAGATCCATACGTAGACAATCTAATTGTAGATACAGATGCGAACCGAACCGTCCAGCAAGCAATTCTTGGCGGTGCTGCGGCAACTATCTACATCGTAGACATCGACAATTCTGATGGCGGATCTTCTGTAGTATTCAAAGCGTACAACAACGCGAACCCAACACTAGATGGTAGCGCAAGTTCGACAGAGCCTGACATCATTATCACAGCGCCAAAGAACGTACGTCAAACTGTAACCATACGGGACGGCATAAACCTTCCGTCTGACTTCAGTTTTGCTTTAGTTTCTGGCGCAGCAACAACAAACTACTCATCACCGGGAACGACCACGGCGGTTAGGGTTATGGCAGAATAATGACTATACAATCTACATTCATATCTAACCCTGTAAAAACAATCATTGTTAACCAGACGGCATCTACAAGTGTTAGTGGCGTAGGGGATAACAATGTTGCTGGTGGCGCGTGCTACCTTATTTCTGCAACTATAGCAAATACAAACTTTGGTGGGGTGACGTACACTAAGCTTTCAAATCTTGCGTCGTATACGGCTGGAACCAACACAGCAGACTACGTTCTTAGGACTCCTGCAAACGGAACTAGGACATACGTTTTCCACCCACCTGTGTATTTCTCAAACGGACTGAGTTTTGCTACAACAACAACTGCTGGACAGGCAGGCACAACTGCTCCGGGTACACCTCCCGCTGTTACACTGATCCTCTC